TGCTGGATGAGTTTGCTTATTATATTTTCTTTCAATGGGATCAAATTCCATATCTTCGTCAAGCAGTCCAGAAGCCTCGATGGCTTCTTGAATTCTTTCGTGACCAAGTGTTCCGTTAGTTCTATTTGCAACACCAAATGCGTCAGAGTTGTCGTAATGAACCTGTCCATCAAATGCAAGGTACCAGTATCTAGGACACTCTCCAGCGCCATAAGTTAAAGCGGATGCTGAAAAATTTGTCTTTTTACTAAACCTTGGCTTTGTTTTTGTCATGTAGCCAGATTCTATTTTTTCTATTAAACCGTCAACAAAACTTGTATCTTCTTTAGATTCATGCTTTTTCTCTGGACTCTTGATCATTACTTGCTTCAATAAATTTTTAGTCATTGTTATCCCTTGTTTGTATTAATTATAGCAGATATCACTTAATTATGTATTTAAGAGCAGACACGAGACTATTGATTGACTCTGCTGCTGTATAGTAAATATTCTTCTTTCCTCTATTTGACTTATCCACATTAGCCATCCATGTAGCCCTAAATGCCATCTTGGCTGCAATTGCCTGTAGTCTAACTATTTCTACAGTAGCCACGCTCATGGGGATATCTGGCTTAATAATTATCTTAGCAATAAATGTTAGGGCAGAGGTTAACTCCTCGTCCTCCATATATTCTGCTATTTCTGACAAACCATTGACCATTTCAAGCGTTGTATTACTCTGTTCCATTATTCACCATCTGTTCTAGTAGTTCTAACTCTATTATAGCAAGTCTTACCTTCTTGTTACCCTCGCCAAGTACCACCACAATTGCTGGGTCGTTGCCATTTCGTATAGCATCTGTAACTGCTTTAGCCCATACATCTTGATTAAGCGTAAAAGATTTTGAGTTTTCTTTAAAATCTACAGTAAAGTTTGCCCAAGTAGCATCACCCTTCTTGGTATTTCTACCAGAATTTTTATGCTGCTTTGCCCCTAACCTTTTACTTTCATTTTTTTCAGTCATTTCTTTTTACTTTCTTATACCCAACCTTAAACAATTGAACTTCTGATAAATGCTTATCTGCACACATCCAAGATGCCATCCCAGTAGATAGATAAACCCGCATAGTTTTTACTTCCTTTTTACAGGTCTTGCATGGAAACTTTCCTTCACAGATAGTGTATTTATCCACTGATCTTATTCTTAATCATATCTTGTAGATCAAGATCCTCTCTTACTCTATTAACAAATCCATCTCTACCCTGAACCTTTGATCCATCTGGCAGAACATACCATGCTCCAGTTCTTTCAACTATGCCCAAAGATTCAGCAGTATCAACAAGATCAGCGACAGAGTCAATGCCCAAAGTATCGCCTCTAAAATAGAAATCATATTCACCAGACTGAAAAGCAGCACTAGTTTTTGAAAACTGGAGTTCCCATCTAACCTTTCTGCCAATCTTTTCTTCAATAGCCTTGTCACCAACATATATCTTTCCCTTTAGTGCTTGGTTGTCTGATTCTGATGAAAATAGTTTAACAACGGTAGAGGAATAAAATTTAGTAGCCTGTCCACCAGTTGGTTGTTGGCTTGTGTACATTGCATTAATATTATTTCGTGATTGACTAATTAATATAAACAGTGTTGGCTTAACCTTATTATTAGCATAGTTAATCATCTTCCATGCATTACTAAAATCACGAGACTCAGCACCAATTTGTTTTGTATTTTCTAATTGCTTAAGTTCGTCAGAATCTTTTTCAAAATAAATAGCAGGTAGAAGAGATGTAATAGAATCTACAACAATTAAATCTACTCCAGCCTCCATAAGATTTACACCGACATCGACCATTTCATTAATTGTTCTAGCCTGAGAAACAATTAGTTTTGATGTGTCTACGCCTAACTTCTCTGCCCATGATTTATCATATGACATTTCGGCATCAATCCATGCACAGACCTTGCCTTCTTTTTGCGCTAATGCAATTGTCTGCAAACATAAAGATGATTTAGCAGATGATTTTGATCCCCATATTAATACCTGTCTTCCATATGGTAGTCCACCATTTAGGGCACGATTAAGTCCGTGGCTGGGTGTTGCTGCGTACTCAGTCTTTGGAACTTCATCTCCTACCAATATACTCTTTCTTAACTTAGGGTTTAACTGTGCTAATACATCTTCAATGCTAACCGACATTTACATCCTCCAATATTACGGTGCCATCTTTGGTTTTGCCAAATTCAAACTTGTATGCGTGTCCTTCTTCTATTTTCATATATGCCTTAGCAAATGCTGTAGGGAATACTGTTACAGAATGCAACTCTCTAGAAGTATCTGCTAGAGTAAGCGAAGCCATCTTTTTACCTGCTTTAGTTATCCTAGGTTTAAAGGATACCACAAATAACTCGTCGTCTTTGTATGGCAACATTCTGTAGTTTAAGAATCTAACTAAAGCAGAGTCAGATCCTTTTATCTCGTCCACAGGAACAGCACTAACAATTCTGTTATCAGAACAGAGTGCAATATAACTTCGTCCAGCCTCAATTGTAGTTTGTTCTTCATCAAATACTCCAATGCTTCCAGTCTTATCTAAGATCTCAACACGAGACCAACCTTTGCCACGCTTAATTCCTTTTACCATACCCATTAAAATAAATGAACCCTTTTCTTCAAAGTCCTCTACTGGATTAATGAATGCGTGATAATGTGATGGAACTGTTTGTGTAAATTCTGGCAAACCTAAATATTCATAAAGATGTTCTCGTAACTCATCATCATTTCTTGGATTATCAGGAAACGTTGCTGCTCCGATAAGTCTTAATGCTTCAAGCGCTCTGCTGTTGACTCCATTACCTTTTGTAAATGTAAAGGCTTTAACTTCCTCGAAAGACTTAAAAGGTCGTGCCGATATATATCGTTCTGCAATCTTATCAGAGATAAACTTGATCCCCGACAATCCAAACCGAATACCCTTACCCTCAATTTTAAAATCAATATCCGAATCGTTAATGTGAGGTAGTTTAATGCTAATGCCCATTCTTTTCGCTTCAATAAGATATTCAGTTCGTGCATCTTTGTCCTTTTCATTCTTAAGTAGTGAGTACATAAACTCAATTGGATAATAATACTTTAGCCATGCCGTCCAATACGAGAGCGTAGAGTAAGCAACCGCATGAGACTTGTTGAACGAATAACCCGCATGCGCCTCAAAGTCATGCCATAAATCACGAGCCTGATTAGGACTAATAAACTTACTAGCACCATCAACGAACCTATCACGAAAAGCATCAAATTCTCTAGCATCTTTCTTTTTACCAATGATCTTACGAACCTTGTCCGCTTCAGACCAAGACATCCCTCCAAGTTCAACGCAAGCCTGCATAACCTGCTCTTGGTATAGGATACACCCATATGTTTCTTGTGTGAATGGTTTCATGGTTTGATGCAGATAATTTACTGCCTGTCTGCCGTGCTTGCGTTCAATATAGTCCTTGCCAATAGTATTCATTGCACCTGGACGAACCAAGGCATTGGAGGCAGCAAGTTCTGCTAAATTCTTTACACCCATCTTAACAAGTAGGTTGGTATAAGGTGTGGCTTCACATTGGAACACACCCTTTGTATACCCCTCAGAAAGCATCTGGTAAACCTTGGAATCATCCATATCAAGACTTAAAAGATCTATCTCAGTGCCCTCTCGCTCCTTGATAATATTTAATGTATCGTTAATAACGCTTAAGGTTTTAAGACCAAGTGCGTCGATTTTGATGAGTCCGATTTTCTCAGCCTCTTCCATGTCCACCGCCACAACAGGTATGCGGTCATCGGAACCAGGAGAAGAACGTGTCTCCAACGGTGCGTACCTAAAAATAGGATTTTTACTAGTGACAACACCAGCAGCGTGTATGCCAGTACCTCTAATACGACCACGTAATTGTTCTCCATATTGCTCTACCTCTGGATATTTCTCTCTAAACCATGCAGTTGTTTTTGATGTGCAGTACTCATCCCAAGTATCTACCAACTTCAAAACTTTATTAACATCTACTAATGGAATATTTAGTGCACGAGCAACATCTCGTACAACACCTTTATCTTTAAATTCTAAAAATGTTGCAATAGATGCAACATGCTTATACTGCCTTACTAAATAATCTTTTACTTCGTCACGACGAGTATCTTGGATATCTGTATCGATATCAGGAAAGTCATTACGCTCTGGATTAATAAATCGGAAGAACAGTAATCCATGCTTTAGTGGATCGATATCAGTGATGCCAAGTGCATAGCAAAGCAAAGAACCAGCAGATGATCCACGACCAGGACCAACCATAATCTTTTCTTTCTTTGCCCAAGATATCATGCTTTGAACAACAAGGAAGTATGGACCAAAATTTTTATCTTGAATTACAGTTAACTCTTCTTCAAGTCTATCAAGATATTCTTGTTTTGTATCAAGACCTTTTTCTACCAAACCAGCCATAGCCAATTCTTTTAATTGCTTGTCTGGATTTTTATACTGAACTGGAAGGAGGTTTAGATTATCTTGGATCTCATAGTCTTCAACCTTATTAGCAAGGTCAATTGTATTTTCATAAATATCAGTTCTCCAGATTGCTTGCTTTTCCATAGCAGCCTGAATCTCTTCATAAGAAAGAAGATGTATGTCAAACTTATTAAACGACATCTGTCTATCTGCACCATATAGGTAGTCTAAACGCCTCATTAAGTCACCCTGCTTTTTTGACTTTTCATATGTGGCATCTTTTTGAATTTTATTGGAATATGTATTCAAGATAAGTTTTAGTTCTTGAATTTCTTTTTGTGATGGATCAACATGGTGGCAGTCTGGAGTAACAATTGGCTTAACCTTAAATTCATCGGCTAACAATAAAATGTTTCTATTTATTGAGTCATCATTATGTGGCATTACCTCAAGGTAATAATCATCGCCAAACTGTTCTTTAAACCACTTAATATATTTCTTTGCCATACCAAGTTCACCAAGTTCAATTGACTTAGCAATGATTCCACTTGGACAAGCAGAAGATACAATAATACCTTCTTTGTACTTAGACAAAACTTCAAAATCTATTCTTGGCTTCTTGTAATATCCTTCTGTCCAAGCAATTTCATTTAGTTTGTTTAGGTTTTCTAATCCAACCTTATTCTTGGCTAGAAGAATTATATGGTTATAAACCATATCAAGTTGATCGGTTCTTTCGCTTTTATCTCTATGATCAAAGCGATCTTCACACATATAACCTTCTATGCCAAGAATAGGTTTGATACCACTTGCTTTGGCAATACGATACATTTCTCTGTGGCCAGAAAGGGAGCCATGGTCTGTAATCGCAATTGCAGGCATACCCAGTTTTGTAGCACGATCTACATATTCAGATGGCAACCCAATACCATCGAATAACGAAAAGTGAGTATGTAAGTGTAGTGGTACGTAGTTCATCTACTACCAGTCGATATTCGTCGCTGATGTAGATGAAGGTGAATCAAAACCTAGATAGAATGCTTCTTGCTCCGCATATGGAACTCGACGCAATGCCTTCTCTAGAGCATATGGCTCAACACTTTCCCAGTTGAAAGGCTCCTTATCTGGAGCAGAAGGAATCAAAGTGTAAGATGTTTCAGTTCCCTGACCATTACGCTTTAACTTCCACTGTACGTTAGAGATGCTACCTGTTTCCATAGCATACTCTTTAATTGTATTAAAGGATGATTGCTTGCTGATACCCATTGACCAGATTGCAACATATGGTGCTTCGATACCATCGTCGACAAGAACGTTGCAATAGAAACGAAGACGACCACGCCATCCACTATTTCCCTTTGGATCCTTGCGATACATCTCTTCAGCCCAGTCACGGCCTTCTGTATCCATTGTGTCTACAGCCTTGCGCTTGTAATCCTTTGGATTTGTGTGTTCCTTAACAACGAATGCAAGTCCACGCTTTTCATTATAGTTTGCAGAGTCTTCGTCCAACTCTTCAATAAATCTAATCTTTACTGCCTGGCCGTCTGCTAACTTTAGCCAGCGAACCTTTGGACCGTTTTCGTCTGTCTTCTTATCTAGTAAAGCATTGATGTTTTTTAGTCCTACTATTTTATTCATTATTTCTCCTTGTTTTTTCTATTGTAGCATAGACAATATTGATTTGTCAAATTGGTATTCCAATTCTTTTATTGACTTGTCGTCCATGTCGCCTATATCTTTATATTGTTTATCTAAGTTAATCACAGTAACATTTCCATTTAGTCTTTCGACTATCTTTTCTTTCATGTTACCGCCTGCCTCATCATTATCAGCAATAATAATTATATCACTAAAGTATTTTTGAAGCAAATCTATTTGTTTGGATGATACGTTAGCACCCAATGTCGCAACGGCTGGAAAGCCAACCTGGTCTAACCTAATGGCATCAAAGGATGACTCCACTACATAAACCTTAGATGCAGTCTTTACTCTATTCAAATTAAATAGTAATTTAGACTTTGGAAGTCTAGATGTGTTCTTAAAGTCTTTACCCTCAACAGATCTTCCAACAAACCCTACACACAGCCCATCACTATTTTGTATTGGGATAGAAACCATATCTTGGTTTTCAGAATAGCCAAGTTTAAACTTTATAACAGATTCCTTAGTAATCTTTCTTTTAACAAAATACTCTTTTGCTCTTTCGGAATTAAGCGCCTGTTCGTGAAGCCTATTAACAACAGACATATCAAACTCTGTCCACTCTTCTTTTTCAATTAACTTATTGTTAACCTCAGACAGTATGTTTGTCTCAACCTCTTTGCTCTTAATAAATCTAACAGACTCAAAATATGTTCTATTGGAAAAATACATTACGAGTTCTATTAGGTCTGCTGTTTTGCTGCATGAAAAACAAAAGAACAATCCAGTATATTTATTTATTTCTCCAGCAGGTGTTCTATGATTTGAATGGAATGGGCAAAATACTATGTATTCAGACTCTGCTTCTTTTTCTACAGTTACGCCAGATCCTGCGAGTACTCTTTTGATTTGATCTGCTGTGTATATACTGGCTTGGTTCCGTCTATCCCTAGTATCCATTCTGATTTCTTTCTCCCTACATATATTCCGTATACGCTTAATTGGAATTGAAAATAATTTTTGTTTTCGTTATATGATAATGTAAATTGTGGATCGATGTCAATTCTTGGAGCATAGCCAGATAATCGCATCTCTGATACCAGTAGCCTGATATATTCCTGCTGTAATCTGTATATGGCAGCGTCATCATTAATGACCCCGTCCAAAGCAAACCTTTTTATAGGCTTGTGCTGAAATGTCTCCATGGAGCATATTATACTGACTTATCTTCATAATCCTTATACCTGTAATATCCCTTATCAAAGTCCGCCTGAACTAAGAACTCACCCATAAAACCATTACGGTTCTTTCTAAATACACACTCAATAATATCACTATTAGCCCCTCGACCTAATGCTAGAACCCAGTCAGCATCATAAGCAATCTGTCTTGACCATGCAGTTTGACCAAGAGTTGGTACTGTCTCAAGTTTAGTAACATCATCTGGTGTGGCAGAAGATATAGCAATGATTGGAACCTCTTCCGAAATAGCCATTAGTTTTAATTCACGAGAAAGGTTTTTCATTCGAACTGTTTCGTTGTCAGATTTTTGGTTTGGTGACATTAATTGTAAATAGTCAACAATTACAAAGTCTGGTTTGTACTGATCAATCTTTCCACGAAGTACCATTGGATTAATATCTCCACCAGTGTCATTTGATATGATATGGAACTCTGGTCTACCCTGAACAGTTTTTGTGTGCCAAGACTTAAGCATATCCATTTCAATATTACCAGAACTTAACTTTCTATGTGACCAAAGTCCCTCTCCCATAATTGCAAAGACACGGTTACGAACTTCGACCTCAGACATTTCAAGGCTGATAATCATAGGGCTACGACCCTGCTTCCAAGCCTGGACGGCAAAGTAGAGAGACAACCAAGACTTTCCAATACCTGGGTATGCAAGGAAGACTCCTAGTTGCCCTGGCATAATTCCTGAAGGTAAATAATTATCAAAACCTGGCAATCCTGTTTTAATACCAAGCGCTCCAGACTCCTGCTGCTTCTTTAGATTTTCAAAATATGCAACTGCAGAATCTAAATCTGTAACATCGATATCACGAATGGCTGCTGTATTTTTTCTAAGTTCTGCTGTTTTAGTTATAAGAGATTCAAGGGCATCTAATCCTAAGCCACCCTGCACGTCAGTAGCAGCAGATCTAATAATATCTTTTAAACTATTTGTTAAATACTCTGACTGTAATTCTTCAAGGTGATGCTTTGTAGAACCAACACCACTAACTGGATCAAAGTCCCTAAACTTTTCAACAACTAAGTCTGCTGGAGGAACTGTGCCATTTCCCTCATAATACTTTCTAATAAACTGCCATACATCTAGATGTGTGGTTAGTATATTTTCTACATTTGCCTGCAACAAAACATGCGCTTGCTTGTCTTGAAGAACGGCTGAGATTAGTTTAGACTCTGTATTATTCACTCAACCACTCCTTTGCTAATTGTTTACGTTGTTCACGATCATGTAAGTCTTTTTCTTCTATAGTCTTTGCTTTTAGTATATCATCTGCAATGTACGAGAAATGATTCCAAGTAGGATTATCTGTAACTTCAAAATAGTATTCTAGCAAAGCATAGCAAGTTTCTAGGGTATAGGACTCAACAAGAACTTCTGCTGACTTCTGCTCTTTCCACTTATTATGTGTTGGAGCATGCCCCATCTTAAACTTATAGTGCTTGTCAAAACGACTAAGCAATGCCCACTTACTCTGCTTGTCGGTCATACTAGTTGCTTTCTTCTAGTTCAACCTTTGCTTCTGCTATCTTTGCTGCTAGTTTATCTTCAACAAATTTATACACACGCTCAAAAGCCTGGTCTGGAGTTTCTCCATTACGTCTTGAATCAACAACACCAAGATCAAGTCTTAGTGATTGAAAGTTTCCAAGGTTTAGTGTATATCCAATTGTTACTGATACCTTTGTATCTTCGTTTTCCATTTCATACCCTTCTGTTATATTGATTCAGACCAAATTGGTATAAATCTACCGTCTTCAGTCTTCGTATATGTAAGTATACCATCACCCATCCTGCGAGTCAACTCAGCCTTTGTTGGTGTGATATCGTTTGTTATTAAGTTATCTTTTCTTGGTCTACCAATATGGTATGTAGCCAGTATATCACGAATCTCTCTTACTTGCGATTCTGAATAATAAGATCTTACCTGCCATCCACGCTCACCACCTTTTTGTGATCCTGTTGGAAATGGAATAATTCCACGCTTCATTAATGATGGCATATACTTTTTATGCCTATTAACAAGATCAGCAGTCTCTCCTACAGTGTAAGCACGTTCTCTTTTAGTTTTAAAATCATTAATCAAACAACTTTCTAATCTATCTTTGTTAATATTGTATATTGACATAATGCCGTTTGATCTGTTATAATGCACAATCCTAACAAGATCTTTATTTAAAAACCAAACTTTTTTATTTCCAGGTATTACAGGAGCGCCATTGTACTCTTGGCTCGTTCTATTTCCTTTTTTAGTAGCCATCGACCTTCCTCTGAATCAGATGGCGGATGGAAAAATCTTCTTGATCCACAAGCCAAGCAGTATATCTCTAAATGTGAGACTGAGTTGTATACCCTGTCTATTAACATTTTGCGAAAACATTTCTTACAACTTATCATTAAAGAGGTATGCCGACGACCAATATGTTTACGGATACAGATAAGTTTCCAGTTTCATTAAATCGAACTAGGCCCTCCACACGTGAAGTTCCTACACTTTTTAAAACTACGGTTACATTTTCTCCAGCATTGGTCTGACCTATGTTGACTGGAGTAGCAGTTGCTACTGGTTTAAATTTAAACTCTGCTGGAAACACATACTCAAAAGTTTCCTCATCGCCAATATTTTTTGATGAGTTAGTTACAACCACTTTTTCTGTTCCAATAATTCTTGCCTCAGAAGCCTTAACAGATCTTGGCCCATCTCCTGGGATATCAATCGTTACATACTTTGAAGATGATGGTGATATTTGCTTAGACAACTCATTTACTGCATTAACTATACTATAAATATAGTTTACGTCTAAAGGCTGTCCTCGTTCTGGTGGTGATATTTGTGCCATAATTCCTCCTGTATAATTATACCAAACTTAAAGTTCCAGTATAGATAGTATTACTATCTCTTCGTTCTTTGAATATACCGCCTATTTGTACCGCTATATCGATACTGGTTCCACCCTGACTAATAATAGAATAGTTATTTGAAGTAGCGGTTCCATGGTATGTATATTCTGTTTCATTATTATATTTTGTAAATATATCATAAGATAATATATTTGGTACAGAGTCCCAGGCAACTACAATGATAGAGTTAACCCTCTCAATTCTGCCACTCACTGGCTGTAGGCTTTTTCCAATAACTTTATGAATTAAAGACCAGTGGGAGTATCTGTTTTTATCTTGTGACGCTATTCTATAGCGAACCAGGTATTCTCCATCCTTGCCTGCTGGTGGCAGAGATGATCTTGGAATAACTATTTTTTTAACACCTTGATCAGCCATTATTAATATTCATCCCAAATCTAAATTCAATATAACTTGTTGTGTTTGATTCTTTAATCACAGTTGCAGCGTCTATGTTTTTAATTACAGAGTACCCAACCAAACCATACAAAGGATTTATCGATGTAACATTTTCTAGTCTAACAGCATCTAAACAAATATAAAAGTCATCAGAAAGAACATCGTTTTCAATAAACACTGAGGTGTAAACCTTTATAGTGTTTACAGAGTCCCAGTTAAATCCCGTGCTGCTTTTTCTTAGTTCTTGTAATTGTTTAGTACTAACAATATATCTGTTACTTGCAAAATCGTAGTCTTCTATGATTGCCTCAAACCTTGCCCACTGACCTTCTCCATAAACATCTGTGTCTGAAAACTCAATTAATATATACACCTTGTCTGGATTAATTGGTGAAACATTATTTGCATTTTTATTTACAACTGAAAAGGCAAGTCTTATTTCATCCGTAGGAGCATTTTTACTTAAGTTTAATGCTGTTCCAGTTAGACCTACATAATTGCTTCCAGTGTTTGCCTTAAGTCTTTTTACCCCACCTACCATTTCTGTTGATAGATTTGACATTGACCCATTTGTAATTACAATATTATTTAAAAATCTACATCTTTCATACCGCTCAACTCTTTCAGGGTTTGTAAAGATTCTATTATTTGCATTTGTAGTAAATGCCATCAGGTCTGAACCATTGTCTTTAATATGTATTTCTCCGCTAGAGCCAGTGGAATCTAGTGGTTCATATTTTGGTATTAATGCAATTTGATTATTATATTCCCAACCTTCTGACTCAGAAAATGAAAATAATGTTTTGCTATCATAAGCACCAGCAGTTGGATTTGCACCCGCAGAATAAACTCCAATTTCAGAAATCTCATATCTTTCTTCTGTTGGAAGTTCTGCTGTAAGTACAACTTTGGCAGTTCCATCGTCATCTTTTATATATCCTCTAGATGTAATTGGAACACGAAACATTTCAAAGTCCAATGAGGTTTGGTTAGAATAATCTCCAAATGGAACTTCTGGATCTGGATCTAGTGGCTTTGCTCCACAGCCCACGGCAATATATGAAGCATACGCTGGGGACTGACCCACAAGGTATTTAGCAATTATATTTTTTCCATTATTAGTTATCATAGTTATTCCACCTCGTATATTGTATCACTAAGAACAATCCCCTGCTGAAGGATTTGAA